CGCATATAAACTAATTAGTAATAATTATACTAACTTCTCTTTTCTATCTCACCCTGTATGAAAGTTATCACATGTATATATTATACTTAACGTATATTATACCACCACCCATTCTCTTACAACATGCACAAGCATCGGCGTAAGGGATGATTCCTTTGATAATCTTTCCAGTGCTACCCGCACCCCAGGCGACATCTTTGATACTTTCGTATCGGCCAATATGTCGGCCTAACAATTTTAATAAGTCTCTTAATAACCTATTGTCTAATCTATTCTTGATCAGATTTAACAAAGGGTACTTTGTTAGTATACCCTTATCCTCCTTTTGCGATATCAGTTCTTCAGCCCAACTACTACCGTACATCACACGTACTTTATCCGAAATTATCTTCACTTCGCGAAGCTTTACGTTATCCCTCAGGACTGGCAGGCTCTTAGCATACGATGCTCCTACCATCATCCGTTTGATTGATAAACCGGCTCCAACTAATGCTATTCTTTCGATTAACTTAGCATGCTCTGACAAATAGTCATTGGTGGCGTTCGCTTTATACTTTAGAACTTCATCACCTACTATCTCCGACAAGTCTTTCTTACTCAGTGTACCACCTCGCCAACTAGCGCTTGTCATACTATACATTGGACCTTCTCCCAATGCAATTTGACCAGTTAACAGGCCGACTATATTTGCCTTCTTCGTACGTAAAAATCTACGTACGCTAATCCTACATAACCTAGCTGCGTTAATATTCCCTGATCTATTAATCACAGTTCGTACACACCCTATAATAGTCTTTACACTATCTTCCGCTTCTAAGGGGTCCTCATTCACCCAATTACCATTGACGCATTCTACAACACCCCTACATAGATAACCAATAGCAAACTCTTTTCCTATTGCCATTCTTAGAAATTCCTGACTGACTAAACCAATACTTTGTTTAACTTTGTTTAGTCTACAACCCGCTGCATGCATACTATCTATGACTTGCTCTACATCACTAAAAGATTTAAAATTTGCCACCACATCATCACCCGTGTGAAATGACTCATATTTATCCCATAGATCTGGAGCTGCACTAATAAAATATGCTGCATTTAATATACTATTTACTATTGTTGTACCACGATGCCCCGACATCAATGTTGACCCACAATAGCCGATGTCCTTACCATCTGCAAATAGTCTTATATTGTATACGCTCTGTGTAATTTTACTTAACAAGTCTGCTGGGTAACTAACAAAAGATCCCAACTCTTCGTAAAGAATTTCCATTGCGCGTAAAGTATGCTGAGAGTTAAAATCATCATAATCAAACATAGCATTTACGCCTCCACGTATACTTCTCACTCTCTCACACCAACCTAAAGTACCACCTTCACCCGGATTAAGTAGAATTCTTTTATTCCGCCAACAATCTTCTATTGGTTGTAAAAAGTGTTCAAAGGCTACATACGTTGCCGTATCTAACGAAAGAATTAATCTACTCTTCCCGGGCTCCCACTTTATAGAACCACTAGCATATCCTTTACCTGACCAGTTGTAAATTGGATTTTCTTCCCAATTTTCAACTGCCACTTTACGATGAGCTCTAAAATCAATATTTATTGCCCATTTCTTTTCATGACGTGCTAGTTGAGCTGCATGCCCTCCGTTTTTACACCATAGCCATCTAGATGACCACTTTTCTTCCGGTGTTACATAACGGTACTTTTCTAAGTCTATCTCACTCTCAATTACTTTACGTATTGATGATCTTAATACATCATCACTAAATAATTGAGGCGTGTTAACATGTGCATTACGTGTCGTACGTTTCTCACACTCCTCACGCATATCTACTAGACCTACACCCTTACCTTGCAATGTTTGTGCTTCACAAACCACTGCACCTAAGAAGGTACTGTTCAATCCCAATCCCTTCAGTATTATAGTTAAATATTTACATTGATCCGGATTACGGATCATTTTGACTACTAATTCAGCTGCCTCGTCATAAAATGGTGCTAATGCAGCTCCCATTAATATAGCGCATGCCGCTTGGTCATTAGTGAAATCACACATATATTTTGCTACTATCCTAAATTGTTGAGCCATAGTTGGCATATCAATCTTTAAGGCTTCCCAAACTTCAGTAAACCAGATGTTAGTCTTGTTACGTGCCCCGGGATGACTCTTAATATTGAACTGCTTCAACTCATGCTCTCTATCTAAATCTATTCTACTATTTACATCCTTACCATCTAAATCCATATTTACAAACGCACTATTAACAATGAATTTAATTTCATCATCATCTAAAACTACTTGTAACGGCACCTTATTTACACACATACTAAAAGAGGCTGCTAATAACCTTCTTCCTAAACTAACACATCTATCTATATACACACTACCTGATGTTAAATCCATATTATCTTTATGTAATATAGATTTATCACCATATCTATCTAATATACTAGCCATCACTGCCCCAATATTACCTAAGTCGCCAGATCTACCATAGGATGGGGTCACCGCCCGCATTATGGGTTAGGCGGAACAGGCGGTGCGTTAGTCGTATTGACTGCACCTGACTGTCCACCAGTATCCGCCGTTTCACTTATTGTTGTAACAGCTGGCGGCCGCGTTACAGCATTCATTTGGGCATTCTCACGCTGCAAGACCTGTTGCATCGTCAATCCCGAATTTTTGGGTGTCACTGACGTCCGGAAGATTCCGCCCAAACTTCCTTCACTCGCCCCAG